TGGCGCAATGCCGTCACCGGTCAAGTAGCCAATTGTGTAGCCATCTGAACGTGGCGTAGTACCTTCGCCGCCTTGGGTACCATCTACTGTGGGTGGTGTTTCGTCTGCTGTCAGGCCTGATTGTGCAGGTTGTCCATCTTCTGCTGTGGGAAGAATATAAAACTTCACTGTGTCGTACCCGGTCAGTGGAACCTCAACATCGGCTTGTACCAAAATTGCATCGTTCAGTTCTAGGTCTTTTGTGCGAGTAGAAGTTTTTCCTGCAATGGTGTCTGGTGTCTTTTCTGTCCAGTAGGCAGTGTTGGTTATGTCTGTGCCAGGCGGAACATTGCCAACAGCAGTGTAGTATTTGTCACCGTTGTTCACAACAGTACCGGCTGGATAATAGTTGCCGGGATCCCAGATGTTGTTGGGTTCAAATGCCTGTTTGGTAATGCTGTTGTATTCTTGAGCATTGACCATGGGAGTGGCTTTGACCCGCCACAGATGTGGCAACCAAGTTTGACTAAATCCTTCTGAAGCAAAAGACGCATCTTGGATTACATACCAACGCGGCAATGCTTTGGCTAGACTTTTGTCTAGCGGATGATAATCTTTTAGGTTGGGGATTTCTATCACATCACCTGACATGAGTTTACGCCCAATTGTGTCAATCATGTCATTGTAATGGAACGTGATAAACAGGGTGTCGTTGTTTAGAAACAGGCCAAATTGGGTAAGATCAAAGTCAACGTCGGCCACACGGTACACGCCACGTTGTATATACACATCTGGATCGTACTGGCGATCACGGTTTTCCAGCAACAACAAATCTTCAATGAACAACGGATTTGAAGTGTCGTAAACAGGTAAGGTAGCGTCTGCGTCACCGGGGTCTCCGGTTGACGGACCCATGTACTTGTGGATATAAATGTCTAATCCGCCAACAGTGTACATTTCTGCAATGGTTCTATCCAGAAACTTGTAGTCAGAGGTGCGATTGGGGCGATAGAGTGACAATCTTGGCATACGTTATTTATGGTGGCTGAACTATCCCAATCTGCAACACTGTGTTCTAAAAACAACACTTTAGAAAAGATTGACACTTAAATGTATCTTTGCTATAATACACACTTAACCACTCCAGGAGTATGTTATGAAAGCTGTTAACTTTTTAGCAAAGTACACAGGCCCAAAAGGCAAACCTTTTTATTCTTCCTATTACAAAGTAAAAGCTACGGAAAAATGGGTAGAGTACGCATTGGACATTGTGGACATGAGCCGTATAATAATGTCTGCAGACTTTGACACTAAATGGAAACTGGTAGAGGCACTGGAAACAGCAGAACGTAAAAAAGCCTGGATGTACAAACACAAAAATTTTGACGTTAAACGTGCCGCTAAACTTTTTGACGCTGTAAAACACTTGCCCAGAACTAAGTAAGGAATATTATGATCGCAACTAAACCCGTTAAACCGCTAAACCCACGCAGTGCAGATACCAATGCCATGGGCATGGAGCCTACTTGGAAAACACAACCCACCGAAGGTCGTATCAGTGCTCTTAGTCATGCGTTCAGTTGGTACAATTACTTTTACGGCAAAAAAGACGCACGTGAAATGATTGTGAACTATTTAGAAACACATGGTCGTAAAAACGATGTGCGCACCCTTAAACAAATTCCGGACAGTTCAATCAGACTGACCACCGGATGGCTATGCCGCATGAGTCAGGTGGGCCTAGAGCTCAACGAGCATGAGCAGATCAAATTGGATAATTTGCTAAAAGATATCTTAGAATCCAAACAAGATGCTGTGGCGGAAGAAACGGCAGTGGATGACGCAGTGCCAAAAATCACAATCCAGGACCGACTGCGAGAGAAGGTGTCAGAGTGTGCGGGTGAACTAGACGGGTTGTTTGATGAGTTTGTCACAAGCGGCGCCAAACTCACGGCAGACTACAAACCTGTGGTGCTTATGCGTTCAATGAATGTTGCTCCGCAAATGGTCAATGACATTAAACAAATTTGGACACGCAAGTTAGAGGAATTTGATGCGGCAGTGTCAGGCAAGGATGCGGACCTGGTGCAGGGCTACAGTTTCTTGAGCAAGGTGCAGTTACGGAATTGCGTAAAGTTCTGCGAACTGGTAATTTCGGACTGCGGTGCCTACGTGCAGATTAAAAAGGTTGAACGCAAGCCGCGTAAAGTTCGAGTAGTGCCACCTGAGAAACGTGCCGCCAAGTTCAAACATGTGATGGAATTTGCAGAGCTCAAGCTCAAAGGTTTACCGGCCGCAAGTTTGGTGGACAAAGCAGAAGCCTGGTTGTATGACACTAAGAAACGCAAGCTGATCCATCTTGTGGCAGACAGCTATACACAGGCATTTACTGTGAAGTCAAACTCCGTGATTGGATTCAGCACAGTAGAGAGCCTGCAAAAGACTGTGCGCAAGCCTGCAGATGTTCTTAAGGCCCTGGGAGCCGCAGGCAAGCCAGCCGCTAGGAAGATCTACAAGGACTTGACCACTACAGAAACTGCGTTTAACGGACGTGGCACAGAGAACTTGATCATACTCAAGAGCTGGTAAGTAATGGATGCGATATCCTACACGTTTTCCAGACGAGCACCCAGATGATCCAAGAATATACATTCCAAACATTGAGTTTTACATAACCAATGTTTGCAATTTAACTTGTCCACAGTGCAATAGATTCAATGATTACGACTTCAAAGGTTGGCAACGTTGGAGTGACTATGAATCTCAGTACACTGAGTGGGCCACAAAAGTCCGACTGCAACGAGTAACTATCTTGGGTGGTGAGCCACTGTTAAATCCAACCATATGCGACTGGATCATTGGACTCAATCGCTTGTGGGGTAAAAAAGTAAATGTACTGACCAACGGCACTCGCCTGAACCATGTGCCTGGCCTGTACGAAGCACTGTTAAACTACCGAGAAGAAGATGGTAATTGGATAGGTGTCAGTGTGCATAACATCGACGATTTACCACAGTACTTTGAAGAGATACGCAAGTTTCTCAGAGGCGACATAACATTTTATGAAGGCAAAGAGGCACTCAAGTCCGATGGCACCAGAGCAACCTGGGGTGCAGACTATGCGTTTGTTGACAGCAACGGTGTGCATGTACATGTTTGGGTGTACACTGAGTTTAGTAAATCAGCCATAGTGACCAATGATCAAGGCCAGCTTACCCTGCATCAAAGTGACCCTATTGTGGCACACGAAAACTGTGGTTTTCAAAAGTTTCAAAGTTATCATTTTATCTGGGCCAAGTTGTACAAATGTGGTCCAGCCGGACTGTTGCCAGAATTTGATAAGCAATATCCTCTTGATCTGTCCGAGCACGATCGTTTCTTGCTGAGTGGATTACGCAGATACAAACCACTTACAATTGACGAGTTTGCCACACGGGGTCGACAATTTATTGATAGAATTGATGATCCCGTTGAACAGTGCAAGTTTTGCCCAGAAAATGTAGATGCACACACCATAGTGTCGTTTAACAAAGCAAAGAATTCAACCAGTACATTTAACATTAAAGCAGATTCGATTAAGACCATAAATATAAACAACGGAGTTTACGATGGCAATTGAAGAACAATCAAGTCTTGACACACTGAAACAAAATCTCATTGAATATGTGCAGTTACAACTGGCTTCACAGATCATTGACCTTGAACTGGATGCAGAACATTATGAAGCTGCATACCAAAAAACAATAGGTGTGTATCGTCAACGTGCTCAGGGTGCGTATGAAGAAAGTTATACCTTTATGGAGTTGGTTAAGGATGTAAACATCTATACCTTGCCGCAAGAAACCATCCAGGTTCGACAAATTTTCCGTAGAACGTTTGGCGATTCAGCTGGTCCGTTTTCGTCAAACTTTGATCCGTTCTCACAAGCCAGTGTCAACGTTTATCTAATGAACTTCAACGTGGCAGGCGGCCTGGCCACTTACGACTTCTACAGCCAGTATGTTGAACTGGCCGCACGTATGTTTGGCGGCTACATGAACTTCACTTGGAATCCTGTGACCAAGAAATTGCAGATTATTCGCGACCCAAAAGGCACTGGCGAGAATGTGTTACTTTGGACCTACAACTTGAAACCCGAGTTCAACCTGCTGAGTGACTTTCAAATCAGCCAATGGATCCGTGACTACATGGTGGCCAACTGTAAAATGATCATTGGCGAAGCACGTGAGAAATTTGGCACCATTGCTGGTCCACAGGGTGGCGGCACCTTAAACGGTACCGCAATGAAAAGTGAAGCCACAGCGCAAATGGAAGCACTGCTAGTAGATCTCAAGAACTATGTGGATGGTTCACAGCCACTGAGTTGGGTAATCGGTTAAACATCTGTTGCATATTACGTTGTTGTGTGTTATAATAACACATGGCAGATTTAATGATTGACTTAGAAGGTTTAGGTACCGGCCCTGACACCACAATACTAACCATTGCGGCCCAGAGTTTTGATCCATTGGGCTCCGGATACAATGAGCGCAAGTACTATGCTCGTATCACACTGGAGAGCCAAGAAAATAGATCAATCCAACAAGGCACAATTGACTGGTGGGCAACTCAACCTGCGGCAGCACGTGATGAAGCATTTCACGAACAAGACCGAATTCCGTTAGACCAAGCATTGGATGAGTTGGGCCGGCTAATTTGGCAAAGCAATCGTGTTTGGGCACAAGGTCCCACATATGACATGAACATCCTGGAACATGCTTATAAAAGTTACGGAAAACCAATTCCGTGGCAGTTTTATGCAGTTAGAGATTCAAGAACAGTATTTGCTTTATGGCCAGGACTGCCCAAACCGCCTACAAGTCATCATGCGTTAGAAGACTGCCGTAGACAAATTGAATTGTTGCAAACCACACTCAAACATTTAAATGTAACGGAATTATCATGATCATTGGCGTATGCGGATTTATTGGATCTGGCAAAGATACTGTTGCAGACTACCTGGTGAATTTCCACGAGTACAGGCGTGAAAG